GAAGCCATCTGTGTTGTCTTTCAAGGGAATGATGGCAAAGCGAGAAAGGTGGATAACCCGTCCTTTCCCCCATGCCGTCGTAAAACCCGACGGAGGGCAAAATATCAATGATCAGACCGATTACATTACGCGACTCAAGAAAAAGACGCTTTCTGACATTGAGACCAATTGCCCTCCGGATATTGCCAAGACGACTGGATACACGGTTAAAAAATGCTCTACCGTCACGAAAACGCTCACCGGTGCTCCTTTATTCACTCCCCAAAATGTAGTGTGCAAGATTGCAAAACCAGAAAGCACTTACACATCCATTTCACAGGCGTCGTATTTAGATAAGTTGCATGAAAAATGCGTGGAACAGGATGATTATAAATTTGTGTCGGCGATTAAGCGAACACCCTTTGTAGGGAAACCTTAGGTTTCCCCTACGACCCCTTCCTCTACAAATGTATGAATTTTTTTGTTTGTTTGCGACCCCTTCCTCTACAAATGTGTGTTTTAGAAAAAAAGATTCAATGAATCTTTTTTTGGTTTGCTTAACCATAGGTTTCAATTAAAGTCTTTGTAAAGCCATCCTCACATCATTCTCTACATTTTGTAGATGGACTTTCTCCATTTCTCGGAAGTTTCCATATTCCAAATCCGAGAGAACCCAATGAAACCCGTTGTTTTCTATGATTCCGTCGGCGATGCGCTTTGCCCGATCAAAGTGGAAATCCGATGTGACCACGTATATGTCCGAATACTTGTCGGGTTCTTGTTCCAGAATTCGGCGGAACATGGTGAAGTTCTCTGCAGTGTTGGTGGATTTTTCGTCCAAAATATAGTCCCACTGGGGCTGGGAACCGTAGACGAACGGAACGTTGTTTGCAACGATTTTTTTCATTTTCTCTGCTTCCGACACCGTGTCGGCCATTTTGTTTTTGATTCCGCCACTGAACCCCCACACGATGTTTTCATTATCCAACGTAGTTGTGAGCTGAACCGCGGTTTGGATGCGGTCGTTGAGCAAGTAGGCGACGTGGCACCCAAGCACGATAATTAAGACGTTCATTATTTTACAATTGTTGATTTATGTTGTTTGTATATTTTATGTCTCTCTGCAGAGAAATATAAAAAGAGTTCAATTTTAGGGCGATTGAAGATTTAACAAAATCTATGTATTTATTAAATGACGAGAGCAAGAAAAAGGATTCGAAGAAAACAAACTCGGCGGCGCAATAAAAAAAGAGGGGGGTATGCTTGGTAGGATGGCTCGTAGTGTGGTTCCGAGTATGAGTCGTATGGGTCCTAGTATGGTCCCTAGTATGAGTCAAATGGTTCCTAGTATGGTCCCTAGTATGAGTCAAATGGTTCCTAGTATGGTCCCTAGTATGAGTCAAATGGTTCCTAGTATGGTCCCTAGTATGAGTCAAATGGTTCCTAGTATGAGTCAAATGGTTCCGAGTATGAGTCATCAGGTTTCTCCGAGTATGAGTCCTCCCAACATGGGTCTAGTAACCAATTATAATGGTCAAGACATTCGAGCACAGCTAGAACGCCAACAAAAACAGATAGACGAACTTACAAAAAAATTCAAAGAAATTAAAGTGGAAGAACCCAAAAATAATCAAGGTAAAACATTTTCAGATTATGTAAAAGATAGTTGGGATAGTACTTTTTCCAAAGAAGGTATTAAAAAAACAGCTGCATACAATATTGTATTTATCCCAATACTTATTATTTTGTATTTTGTATGCAAAGCAAACAACGAGGAAAGTGAATGTGACAAAAATATAATTAAATACATTATTAGACAACTTAATTTTTTTGCACCAACAATAACAAACAGTGTTACAAATGAACAAAATTTAATAGATTATTTTATAAAACAATCAAAAAATATGAGTGCTACAGAAGAAGGCAATAGAACAAAAATATCATTTACATACAATGGGAGTATTTCAGAAGCTTATGTTTCAAATGAAGACTTACAAAAAATAACAAAAATTTTAGAACAAAATTGATTCTACAAACGGCGCTTGGTCTGTTTACGTCTTGATTTGCCGCCTCTTCTTTGACGTCTTGATTTGCCGCCTTCTAATGAGAACTCACCTGTTTTTTTAAAATCTATTGTTTTTTTTAGTAAAACATTTATTAATCTTTCAACATATTTTTTTTTTATATCAAGCGATACCGCAGATGTTGCTATCCTTTCAAAATTACTATAAACTTTATCCTTGTATTCCAGCTGTGGACGTGTGGTACAAACTGCTTTAAATTCGTCAAATACCGGATCAAACATGTCTTTTAGTTCTAGTTTTTCGAGTTCTATTTCTAGTTTTCTTTCTTCATCTTTACCCTCAAAAAATTGAAGTGTAAATTGATTATTTATAAAAAAGCATAATAACAAAGAATCAATCAATACAATGAATAACGAATGTCCGAACAAAGAATGTCTAAATAAAGAATTTCTGGACTCACTCAACGACAAAGAGAGAATGGCCTATCACATTGCAAAAAGCCATTTGGGCACAATGTTCTCTCTTGATAACTGCAATGCGTTTCTGGAATGGATAAAGGAACGCGAATCCAAGAACCCGGATGTATAAATTTATATTATAGTTCACTATAATATAAAATGTTGGAGTCCTGCAAGACCAAAATGGTTCCAAAGTTGTTGAAAGAAATGGAAGCCAAGCGAATCCAAAATGCAAAAAAAAGGTTGAAAACTATAAAGGCCAAATTAAAACTGGATAAAGAAAATAAAGGTCTTAAAATTGGATTAGCAATAAATCAGGCCTTTGTTCGTCCCGACACTAAGGCGCTCAAAAAACAAAGAACAAAATTTTTTATAAACACTTTTTGTAATCCAGGCTGTTTAGGAACCACGTTTCAAGAAGACGCCGACTTTGACAAAATTGTGGATGATTTGCCCGATTCTTCCCCAACCTTAAAGAAAAAAACGGTTAAACTTCTTAAGACTGCAAGAAAACAAATGCTCAAAGGACGCAAGAAACTTTTGGGAGATGACAGTTTTTATCACGCGTTTGACAAGAAAACCAAAAAGAGATTAATAAAAGACGGTGCTTTGTCGGGGTGCATTGTGGGGTTATTTGAGATTTAAGCACTCTTTAACTTTTCGGTCGACTTAAATAATTGTTGACTCTTAAACATTTTGTAAGACGATTTCGGTTCGTCTTCGGGCATTTCCACGATTTCCAGGTCGTCAAAGAAATCAACCACTTTATTCACCGGTTTTGCTCCAAACATGAGTTCGTTGACCGCTTCGATTTTTTTATTCACCGGTTTCTGCGTGATGTTGAACTCGCACATTTTTCCAATGCGAACAAACTTATTGGAGAACTTGGGGTCTTCTGCCTTCTTTGGCTTCGCCTCTGTCGGCGTTGCATCTGTCGGCTTTGAACCATTTGGTTCACTCGGCTTCGCATCTGTCGCCTTCGGCTTCGCATCTGGCTTCACTTCGGATCTGTAATCCTTGAGTGCAGCAAACACATCTTTCGACCCCGACTGGATGTTCACGCATTTCGTGATATCATTGACTTTCATTTTCTTGGATTTAAGAGAATCCTCTTCTTTCTGCAAAACCTCCAGTATTTTATTGCCGGGTCTTTTCTCTACATCGATGAAGAAATCCTTGCACCGATACATCACAACATATTTGGTCGCCACTTGTTCCAGAATCTTGTATGGGATGATTTGCTCGTCGCTATAGTAGTGGTATGACAACAGGTATGGATTGAAATACATCATCACGTTTCCGCGCGGAGTGTTCTCAATAAGGATTCGCGACTTCCATTGTTTCTCGAAATCGTTGTCTCCGCTTGCGAAAACCTCTTTTCTCTTTAGAAAATCGTAGAGAATGGGGTCTATGTTGGAATTCTCATCTGCAGTAACGGTGTTGTAGAAGTCTGCATACTTTTTGCACGACTTGTCGTATTGGGTCTCTACATAGGGTATGGTTACAGGTTTTTTGGGTGGAGGCGCATTGAATGTGCGAATGTATTGAACAATGAAATAGATGTAATTGAGAATTAATTGGGCTATAATGTAAAAGGGACTTCGTGGAAACTTCATTTAAAATATATAATCAACCATTGTTTATATTTTTTGTGGAATCAAATAAAAAAGAACTATTTGCATATGAAATCGTAGAGAAGACGGCTCTCTTTGATTTGGGTCTCTTCTTTTGTTTTGGGTTCAATTTGTTTGGTAGAACAATAGAGAGCATGGTCTTTTTTAATTTTGTCAAGCTTCTCTAATAAATAAGTAAGCATTTTATAAAAATGGTTAAATTATTTTTATATACTATTTAAGTTTAACAATAAACCACTGCCCTTTTTGGAATTTGTTTGATCTGAAGCCTTTGTTGGAGCCTTTGTTAAAACCTTCGTTGAAACCTTCGGCTTTGCTTGCGCTTTCAGCATCTGTCTCCTGTACTCAAACAGGTCAACTAGTTCCTTCTCCATAAAGGGCACTTCAATCAACTGGTAGTCCGCATTGTTGGGGTGCAGACAAACCAGGCACAATCCAACCACTTTCTTCCCATACTTCTCTTCAATGATGGTCTTATACGTATTCAGTTGCAACGCGTAGTGCCAAAAGTTGGTGTCTGGCAAATGCTGGATGCATTCGGTGGTCGCCGTGCTTCCATACGCATTTTCCTTGATGATTTCCTTGCACCTTTTCCAGTCATAGATGAGGAGCGTTCCGTCCGGATTCTCGTAAATCATATCTACTGAACCGGCGATCTTCAGTTCTTCGTGGTAAATGGTCCATTCGGTGCGGTACGCATGTAGATGGGGGTTTTCTCTCAGAAAGTTCTGGAAGTAGCGGTATTCGACACTGTCGTTCGAAACCTCCATTTGGTTGTAGTAGCACTCGATATCGTAGTGCATATTGGTTCCAGCGGAAGACGCCCCGTCGCGGTTGGCGTTCCACATATCCATGATTTGTCCTGCGGTCATTTGGTAGTATTTGTATTCGGGGTCGGTCTTGTGCTTTTTACTGCTGATGATTTGCTTGATGATTTTGTCGGCGTCGAATTTGGGAAAATGGTGGTGGTTCCAGGTGGTGACGGACATGAAGGTTTTGTCGCCATGAACCGTGTAGACGTGGGTCGGTTCATCAAACTGGATGAAAGCGTCGCGAGGGTGGGCGTTTAATTTAGCGAGATAATCAATGGACATTTGTATATTTGTATGCTTCTCTGTAAATATGTTTTAAAACTTTCAATTTTTGATATGGTTTTCTATTGAATATATATAGAATGCCGTATCATGTTGGTGATTTTGTGAATGTGAATGCCTCGCAATTTAGAAACGGTGCGTGGTCGCGTGGTACTGATGTGAATGCAATTGTAGTTGAGGTCGTATCCAATTCGAATCGACCGCCGATGTATCGATGCGTTTATGATAACGGAACAGAGAGATACGGAACCGAATTAACTGCGGGCGTTTATGATGCAGTTGACATTGATGACAACCAAAAGAATACTTTATTAAGATTCAAAAACTTATATGAGCAAAACAATGAAGGTCGTGGTGGTAAAAAAAAGAAGTCAAGGAAATCGAGGAAGTCGAGTAAGTCAAGGAAATCAAGGAAGTCAAGGAAATAACAACGTTTGATAAGACAAATAATATACAAAATTATATTATTTGGCACATTGGGGCTTCTCTTACGCCTTAGCTCCCTTTGGGGATTGAACCCAAGACCTTTGCATTACAAGTGCAATGCTCTACCACTGAGCTAAAGGAGCGGAACGGTAATAAGTATTTCTTACTACACAATATAATTATAGGTTTTTCTTTAACTATTTTATTGGTTAATTATATTTTATCTCATCACTTGAGGGGGTCATAGGGGGGCTACGCCCTCCTAATCGAACTCATACTCCACAATATTCTTGACATTCTTCTTCAGCTTATCAAACATCAGTCTTCCAAATTTCGTGTATTTATTCTCGTCGCTCATGGACGTCCCGAGCACCTTCCGCAAAAGTATCATTTTTTGTTTCTGCACGTCTTCGGTCTCTACATTGAGTTCGGGTTTGGACCGTTCCCATGCGCGATACGCCTTCATAAACCGGTTGGATAAAAGGTCGAACATTGCATTGACCGAGATTTGGGGGAATTCGTGCCAGGACGCTTCTTTATAAACGTAAAACGAGTTCTTGTGGGAGAACGCAGTGATGGGCAAGTCCAAATCTGCAAATAAGGCGAAGACGCCGTCAACGATGCTTCCTTCAAAAACCGCTTCTAAATGTTTCGGCTGGACGATCAGCATCTTCATCATTTCCGGGTAATCCATGGTCGGGAAATGATGGTTGTTCAAGTAATCAATGACATTGATTTTGCTTTTCTCTCTTCTCACGAATTTGCGGAGTTCATCGACTTCCCGTTCCAAGTGTTGGTTTCGCGCCATGAGATGTTTGACGAGTTCATATATGATTCGCGGACTGGGAATGGGGTCGTCCGTCAAATCGACATTTTCTTTGAGTTCGTCCTTTCGTTTATCGACGAACTCACAGCAAACCGCATGTTCGTCGTGCTGTTTTTTGTATTTGAACCCCGTTTCGCAAAACTCGCAAATGTACATTATAATAGATGGTGTTTATTAATTTAAACCGATATGGATTGTTCTTTGTTCAATTTTATAGGGAAACCTACGGACCCGCTTCGCTTACCCCCTTTAACCCCTCCTTTTTATTATCTTTTTATTATAGCCTTTAACTTCTCCTTTTTATTATCGCCTTTTTATAAGTAGATGCCACTCGTATTTAGTAAATCAAAGGAGGGGACCGTGCACAAACCAAGTTTGAATGTAACAAAGCCTGTGTCTATGTTCTTTGCAAAAACGACCCAATGTGGTCAATGCAGGGGTGCAAAATAATTTTTATGGGGTTAATATATACCAACCATGTTTGAGAACTTTGCCAAATTTTTCGCCGTAAAGAAAAACCAGCATATCTTCATTGCCGCTTTAGTTATAGTTACCGGAATCTTTTTGTTAAAAAGAGCCGGTTTGTACGAGGGAATGACGAGTGAACCAGAAAAAGAAACCGAAACAAAGAAAAACCCCAGCTCATCAAAAGGAACCCCAATGGGTTAGAAATAGGTCAGAACTTTTGTATCTTAATAATATAAATGAGTAGTTATTATTACGATGTATTGGAACCCAGTGTGCAACAACAGGGAAGCCATATGGTTATGAAGGGCGTCAGCAAACCATTGAAAGAGAAGATTGTCAATATTGATACCAAGTACAGAACCGACTACGATTACAAATCGTATGCTTCTGCCAATATGGTTTTCGGAGAGAAGTTGTCTGAGGTCCGTTCGATGGAGGTTGTATCCATTGACATCCCCATGACGTTCTACAATATATTTGAAAACAACGATTGTCAGCAGACTGGCAACAACTATTTGCGAATCAAGAACGGAGGTACTTCCAAAATTCTGACGTTGACGCCCAATTATTACACGAACGCCTCTTTTGTAACAGAGATAAACACCCAACTGCAAAATGTCAGTTTGGGCACCGACATATCTTACAGCGTAGTAAACAACAAATCTTTATTCAAATCCAAGACAACCACTTATTCTCTCGCAACCAACGTGGATATGTGTGGAAATATGTATGAAATGAATAACCAAAACAATCTTGGCTGGGTCTTGGGGTTTAGAGACACTTCGTATAATTTGACCACCGCCGGTCTCACTTCCGAATGCAATTTGAATTTGAGGAATCCGCGTCACCTTTTTTTAGCGTTGAACGAGTTCTCTCAGGGCAACTCCAATTCATTTGTCTCACCCCTAGAGAAAACAAATCAGAACAAGAATATCATTGCAAAAATATGCATTCCTTCCACGGCCACATTTGGCGACACCTTGTGTGTCAATAAAGCCAATGGTCTATTGGTTTCCGAGGTTCGAAAGTATTTAGAAAAGGTCAATCTACAAAGAATGAATTTACAACTGTTGGATGATGCGGGTCGTGTGATCCAGTTGAACGGTGCGGATTTCTCTGTGTGTCTCCGACTCGTGCACGAGTAAAGGAAACCTACGGTTCAGCTTCGCTTACGCCTTTTGATCCTTTTCTTTTGAACCTTTTCTTTTAAGACCATCCTTTTTTTTTCATTTATCACACATAAGCAAATCCCTTGGATATATATAATGGTCGGCGCAAGTATATTACCGGCTTGTTTCTACAAGAACCAGCTTTATTTTTTATTCGGCAAGGAAAACAGTTTGGCCGACACGCCCGGTTGGTCCGATTTCGGCGGAGGCGTCGACAAGGGCGAAACCGTTTATGGAACCGCATTGAGAGAAGGAGGCGAGGAACTCACCGGATTTTTGGGGGATGGGAAGCAAATCGAGTCATTGATTAAGAAGGGGGGCGGTGTCTACAAGATGCAATTCGAAACGTATCACATCCACCTTTTCAACCTACCTTATAACGCGGATTTGGTAAAACATTACAACGACAACCACAGATTCTTGTGGCAACGAATGAACAAGAAGTTTTTGACAAACACCAAACTGTTTGAGAAAATAGAGATTCAATGGTTCTCGTTGAGAGAAATGAAAAAACGCCGAAACGAGTTTCGAAACTTTTACAGAAACGTGGTGGATCTCATTTTGAAAGAGGAACCAAACATTCGCCGATTTCTCTCCAAAAAGTCTTCTACAAGAAGACGAACACCGTCCGTTAAAAAAACCCAAAAGAAAACCGCGTGGTTCTAGATTTCTTTGACGGTATATTTAGTAAAGGAAAGCGTCGCTGGACCCGTAGGTTTCCCTTATTTTATATGCATATACCATATACATATAAATGTCATGGAAAAAATATGGAGGAACAAATAAATTAGATAAAATCAATAACATCAGTGTAAATTCCGTTGTTACTGACAGATTCACATTAAAAAATGTTTATGTTGGTGATTGGGATATTTGCGGTGGTCTTCGAGCCAAGGATGATACGAATTTAATGAAAGATTTGTATGTTGCTGGCGATATTTACGGATTGGGGGATATCTCGATTAATGGACAACTGTATGCATCAAATACAAACATTTTTGGCAACGTTTTTGTCGCAGATAATGCTTTTGTTTCGAAAAACATATTTATGGATTTGTCGGGTAGGACGTTACTTCATGGCGAAAACCGCCGTTTCGGATTTGGTACTCAAACGCCCCAAGCCACGATTGATATTTCCGGAGACCTGGTTCGAACTATTGATATCCACACGTCAACTTCAACCAATAAAAACGTCATTGCGCGAAACGTTGCGAATCAAGGGATAACTGTGAATGTGGAGCCGACTCAGGCATACATTGATTTTTACGTGGACAATTCAATGAATTTGACAACAGAGAACTATAATGGTCGTCTGGTTTATGAGCAGGGCGGAAATTTCACGATTGACGTTTCCAACATTGTCAAATTCAAGCCCCGCGTCATTTTCTCTCAAGATTTAAGCAAAAATTTTATCTCCGATGAGCGTGTCATTATTTACGGAAACCCTTTGGCGGACGTGCCGTATATTCCATCCATATATGGCGACACCACATTTAAGACAGGAACATCAACATACTTGGTCGCTAGCGACAACTCGTCCAACGTTTTTTTCCGCCTTGGCACAGAGAAAGGCAGTGGTCTCACTTTGGGCGGGGGCTACTTCCCAGGCAATAAAATTATGGGCGTGGTTGCGCTCACGGATGCCTCCAATACGAAGTATCCGGCGATGAACATTATTTCCGGAAATTTGACAAGCAACTTGAAAACCTCCATTGCCGTCAATAAATACAACGTTTCAACTGTCAATGAAGCAAATCGGTTTGCAATGGATATAAATGGTCCTATCAAGTTGGCACACCAGGAACTAATTGTGGCGACCGACGTTTCGCTCCAAATTTATAAATCCGCATTTTACGGGACTACCGGATATGCGGTCGGAAGTCCTGTAGCGATTGATCCATCGTATACCCAATTTTTTTTGAAAACAGTGGACGGCGGATACACGTGGACAAGTACTCGTATCGTGGATTTAAATGGTATAAATCCAAGCAATTTGGAAGCAACTCCCCATTACTTTAACGCAATCTATGCATTGAGTGCATCTGACGTACTTATTGCGGGTGACACACGTTACTTTTTCCGTTCTACAAATGGTGGACAAGTCTGGACCAAAGTTCCATTTACAAATTCACCCGGCGTAGAAACCAACGATACAATTAATACTACGGCCATCTTTTTATCAAACCAAGGAGCCTCATTTGAGCGTATCGTCGTAGGAAGAGACAATGGGCAAATTTTCAATAGTGCAACTGGCACATGGAATACTTCTGCGGGTATAGGAATTACTCCGGTTATTATGTCTGGATTATCTGCAATCAATGCAATTCATGGGTCTGGATTGGACACTGTTGTTGTTGGCTCAGCCGGAATTGTCCCATATCGAAGTTACCCAAGCACTTTTGGAACACGTGTTGCCACAAGCTCTATATTTTACGATGTGCGAGTCTTTAATGATGGTGTAAATAATCACGTAGTTGCGGTTGGTTCTGGCGTAATTTGGTACGCGCACAACTTAGTTTGGACGGGTTCTGCCTACACGGTCACCTGGAATTCGCTATCTATTTCAGGTGTGCTTAGGTCTGTCCAAGTATTGGACACAATGCGCGCAATTGCGGTCGGAGATAACGGTCGGATAATGTATTCCACAGATGGTTTTGCCACGTGGGTTACTGCCGTAACCATTGACAATAATTCATTGATTGCCGGCGTTAATTTGTCAAGCATTTCGCTATTGAATGCAAATGATTTTGTAGTATCGGGCGTCGTTCAGAATTACATAGCAGGCAGTCAGCGGGGTCGAACCAAAATGTTTAATCTGTATGCGCCCGATTTATTAAACCGACCAAACCATTCGGTCTTGGAGGCTTCCGGCAACATAGTTATTTCTGGCGATCTGCAAATCAATGATGCCGGTCAACTGTTAACAAACAACACCAGTTTCAATATTTTCCCCACGGTAGCACAAGAAATCAATATTGGAAACACCGCAATTGGTGGAAACACCAATGTCCAGGCCAATTTGGATGTGACTTTGAATATTACTGGACATCAAAATATGTTGTTGTATGGAGACGCGTCTTTTAATTCACGTTTTTATTTGGGGGGGGACGCTTCTCTCAATTCCAATTTGTTTGTTCGGGGCGATGCATCATTGAACCAGCGAATATTCGTAGGAGGGGATGCATCTTTGAACTCCAATGTATTTGTTCGGGGCGATGCATCATTGAACCAGCGACTATTCGTAGGAGGCGATGCATCTTTGAACTCCAATGTATTTGTTCGGGGCGATGCATCATTGAACCAGCGAATATTCGTAGGAGGAGATGCATCATTCAATTCCAACGTATTTATTCGTCGCGATGCATCATTGAACCAGCGACTATTCGTCGGTGGAGATGCCTCTTTGAACTCCAATGTATTTATTCGGGGCGATGCATCATTGAACCAGCGACTATTCGTAGGAGGAGATGCATCTTTGAACTCCAATGTATTTATTCGTGGCGATGCATCATTGAACCAACGACTATTCGTAGGAGGAGATGCATCATTGAACCAGCGACTATTCGTAGGAGGAGATGCATCATTGAACCAGCGACTATTCGTAGGAGGGGATGCATCTTTGAACTCCAATGTATTTGTTCGGGGCGATGCATCATTGAACCAGCGACTATTCGTAGGAGGAGATGCCTCTTTGAACTCCAATGTATTTATTCGGGGCGATGCATCATTAAACCAGCGACTATTTGTAGGAGGGGATTCCTCTTTGAACTCCAATGTATTTATTCGGGGCGATGCATCATTGAACCAACGACTATTTGTAGGTGGAGATGTCTCTTTTAACTCCAATGCGTTTATTCGAGGTGACTTGTCACTGAACCAGCGACTATTCGTAGGAGGAGATGCGTCTTTGAATTCCAATGCGTTTATTCGTGGTGACTTGTCGCTGAACCAGCGACTATTCGTAGGTGGAGATGTTTCGCTGAATTCAAAACTATTTGTTCGGGACGATGTTTCTTTGAACCAGCGATTATTCGTAGGCGGGGACGTTTCGTTGAACCAGCGACTATTCGTCGGCGGAGATGTTTCTTTGAACTCCAATGTGTTTCTTCGAGGCGACGCATCATTGAACCAGCGAGTATTTGTAGGCGGAGATGTTTCTTTGAACTCCAAT